TGCCTCGAGTCTGTCCATCTCTGCCTGTCCCTCATTCTTCAATGCATCACCGTTCAGTGTTGTTCCACCTTGTGGTCCTGCTATGGTATTGAATTTTCCCCTTGCTTCTCCCAACATAAGTTTAGATACTGCCAGTGTGTAATCTCTGATCCAAGGTTTAGAATAGATGTCCTTGAACAGTGTTATGTCTGGTCTGAAATTGTCAGTGTGCATAAGGACAGTTTCGTCATCTGCTCTAGGTCTCTGGGTGATAGTCAATTTCTTTGTTGCCACATCAAAATGGAACTGTATGAAACTTCCAAACATTTTCCCCACTAATTCTTGGTATGAAGCGAATGCAAAGTAAGTGGCCAGTCCACCTGTCGCACCTGCTTTTAAAAGATATGTGTTGGTGTAGGCCAAGTTGAAAGGTTCAAACAATGTTCCGCTTTCTCCTCCCTCTCCCCTAGATCCAACACTTCTTCTGTTAAGGTTTCTCACATTTATAATTTCATCTGGTAAAATGTATGTGTTCTGATTTTTCTTTAATTGAAGAAAAGCATAGGATTCTTCCACAGCATTTGAAGATCGCTGTCTAAATTTATTGATTGCTCTTTCTAGTGCCGTTTGGTAGTGTTTAGGGTCTAATTCAACGTCAATCATACCGTCACCTAGGCTGTTCTTGACGTAATCAAATATTTCTTGTTGTCCTGTTTGTAGTTCCGACATACACATATTTATAGTCGTTGTGCATTCAATAAATATGTACGATATGCCAAGATTGTCCATTTTTAAGCCTGAAAAAGGTAATGACTACAAGTTCTTCGATCGTAACATCAAGGAGATGTTCGTTGTTGGAGGAACCGATCTACATTTCCACAAGTACATAGGCCCCTACGATCAGGGAGACACAAACAAGGACGGAGAGGCAAGTCCTACAAATCCTCAGTATTCCGGAGACTCATTAAACGAGAGAACCATACAGGATTTACTTTTCCTAGAGAACAGGGACAGGAAATATGCAGATGATATTTACATCGTGAGAGGGATTTACAATGTGCAAGATGCAGATTTCAACCTTTCACAGTTTGGTATGTTCTTACAGAACGACACACTATTTTTAACAGTACACCTGAACGACATAGTTGAAAGATTAGGCAGGAAACCAATGGCAGGTGATGTCATAGAATTCCCGCACATGAAAGAAGATTATTCTTTAGACGAGAGCATACCGATCGCATTGAAACGATACTATGTTGTGGAGGATGTTAACAGGGCGGCGGAAGGATTTTCGCAAACATGGTGGCCACACCTGTTGAGATTGAAGATGAAGACCATGGTAGACTCACAGGAGTTCAAAGACATCATAGGTGATGCAACCACAACAGGATCCCTTGCCAGTTACATGTCAACATTCAACAAAGAAAAAACAATTAACGATCAAGTAGTTGCACAGGCAGAAGCAGATGCACCCAAGTCAGGATTCAACTATAAGCAGTACTATGTTGCACCCATAGACGAGAGAGGAAATATTAGGACAGAAAATGTTAACACAGAAGAACAAAGAGCAAGCGGTGACAAAACTGTTAACGCTACAATAGACACACCGGCAAGTTCGCACTATGGCTTCTACATGGACGGCGATGGGGTCGCACCAAACGGACACCCGGCCGGATTTGGAATATCTTTCCCAACATCGGGTGTTGACGTTGGTGATTATTTCTTGAGAACAGATTACTTACCTAACAGATTATTCCGTTATGATGGAACCAGATGGGTTAAAATAGAAGATTCCGTTAGAATAACTACAACTAACAATAATTCGAGAGCAAACTACAAAACAAGTTTTGTTAACGATGCAACAAGTTCAACGATAAATGGTTTGACAGTTACACAGAGACAAACATTAACAAATGCTCTCAAACCTAAGGCTGACAATTAAGAATGCTACACTTTTACGAAGGACAGGTAAGGAAATTTTTAACTCAATTTATTAGGATATTGAGTAACTTTTCTGTGGAAACAGGCCGAGGTAAAGATAATTCTATACAGTTAAGAGCTGTTCCGGTAGTTTACGGAGATCCTACAAGACAAGTTGCAAGTATAATCAGGAACAATTCTGAGAACGCATTACAGTATGTTCCAAAGATTGCGTGTTACGTTAGAGAACTGAACTATGACAGGGAAAGAATGCAGAACCCCTATCACATTGAAAAACAACATTTAAGAGAAAGGAATGTTGATGCAGATGGAAATTACACAAGCGAAATAGGTGCAGGATACACGGTCGAGAAAGTCATGCCTTCTCCCTTTAGATTGGAAGTGACTGCAGACATCTGGAGTTCAAACACAGACCAGAAATTACAGATCATGGAACAGATATTATACCTGTTCAACCCAGACTTCGAGATACAAAAATCAGACAACTACATCGACTGGACCAGCTTGAGCTACGTGGAACTGACCGGTACAACGTTCTCATCGAGGACCATACCCGTTGGGGCTGATTCTGAGATCGATATCGCTACATTGACATTTTCAATGCCAATATGGATATCACCTCCTGTGAAGGTCAAGAAACTAGGAGTTATACAGAAGATCATAATGAGCATCTATGATGACGATGGCGGAATAGCAAAAGGGTTAATAGACGGTACACTAACATCGAGGAGTTTCATCACACCAAACAATTTTGGATTGCTGGTGACTGGGAATCAATTGAGATTACTGGGGTCTACGGGAACAAGTGTGACGTCGGGAGGAGACGGATTCCAGACAGGAGCGAATGAACCATCTAATTTTGATCCATTTGAGACATTTGGTCCAGCAGTCAATTGGAAAGTATTAATAGACCAGTATGGCAAAGTGACCAACGGCACATCGCAGATCAGACTTACCCAACCCGATGGCAACGAGATAATAGGAACGATTGCAACAACAACATTAGACGACACAATTTTGTTATACAGCATTGATTCGGACACGATACCCGCAAACTCACTGACAGCAGTTTCCAAGATCATAAATCCTGCAACATTTAGTCCTGGCACACCGGCAAACGGTGACAGGTATCTGGTCATAAACGATGTGGGAGACAGCACGTCATCATTCCAGAGTGCAACATGGGGAACACTAGTGGCAAGTATCGGGGATATCATAGAGTACAACAGTTCAACTGGTAAATGGAACGTGGCGTTTGACGCTTCAAATCCAGATTCAACACAACATTATGTTACCAATTTAAACACAGGAATTCAATACAGGTTCAATGGCACAGAGTGGGTCAAATCATACGAAGGCGTGTATGCACAAGGTACTTGGAGTATTGTGTTGGACGGTGGAGCAGATCCAGGATATAATTCAAGCCTTGACGCCACTACTCCATAATTGTTATAATAATACATGGAAAAAAATATAGTCTGCTCAGGGGCACTGTTCTATTCAACTGGTACCAAGCGTTTCCTGTTCTTGCAGAGGACCGACAAGAAGACACAGGGCATGTGGGGATTGGTCGGAGGCCAGGCCAAATACACGGAGTCAGCATTTGAAGGTTTGAAGAGAGAAATCAAAGAGGAAATAGGTGATACTCCTAAGTTCAAGAAAGTCATTCCCTTGGAGATGTTCACTTCAAACGATCAAAAGTTTTTCTTCCACACTTATCTTATTGCGATAGAGACTGAATTCCTACCTAAACTGAATGATGAACATTCAGGATACTGTTGGACTGCGTTTGAATGCTGGCCCAAGAACTTGCACATGGGTTTGAAGAATACATTGAATAACAAAGCCATCAAAGGCAAGTTACAGACTATACTAGATTTGATAACTTGATTAATTAACCAGCACTAATTTTTACAGTACCGCTGTCGTTCCAGAGTTGACCTGCATTACTAGGGTCGCTTGTCGGCAATTCCGTTGCCATTACTTTCCCTGAATTGTTTATCATCAGTGTGCCGTTGTCGTCTGGTAGGTCTATGTTTCTTTTCGTAGTTGATGTACCTGACACGAAGGTCTTTTTACCGTCTTCTGTCTGCCACACGAATGGAACATCACGGTGTGCGTAGATGGCATTGTTGGCGATGGTCAATAAAGGTTTGTGCTGTCCGTCTTTCCTGCCGATTATCTGTATCACGCTTTGGTCTGCACCTTTCTTGTTGTCCTTGATGCTACCTTTTATCGAGCCTATTCTGATGTTTTCTCCGGCATCATTTTTTCCTTGGAACTCCAACCAAGTATCTGCGTTTATCTCGATGTTACCACTTATTTTTACACTCGTGCATATATTTATTTTATAAAGTCAAAAAAAAGGCCCTATATTTCTACAAGGCCTTTTGATTCTACTAAAAAGTAAAAATATTTATTAGTTGTTTGTCCTCACCGCACAATTTACCAATTTGATTCCTGCGTCAGTTGAGCTCTCTAGTGCTCTACCTATCACGTTGAATGGTGAAAATGATTCGCCTGTTGCAACTGCTCTCGCACAACCTTTCGTTGATGATGAAACTAGTCTTTGACCTTTGGTCACTGCACCTACTACTCTCACTGGAGTTCTTCCAGTCATCGCAACAAATGGGTGTGAATCGTTGTTACCTGCACCTGCGTTCATGGCATAAGCCGGACTGTCAGATATGACACCAAACACTTGATCAGATAAATCTGAAGTTGTCTCTGTGATCTCTGCGTCACCGCCAACCATTACTACTGCACCTGCTGTCATAGGAGCGTCTGCTTCGAAACGCTCGGCAACGTCCGCGTACTGCGCCGAAGTTGCTAAGGCATGTAACACGTTGGCCCTAATGTCTACTAGGTCTGCGTCTACTGGTATAGAATCAGCCGCATGTTTGTATGCTGTCCAGGCACCACCTGCGTTACCAAAGATAGTTGTTCCGTCATCTGCAAAAGTTTCATCCCAAGCCCAGAACAGATCCGTCTCTGTAGCGGCTGATGTGGAACCCCTCTGTACTTTTAAACCTGAAAGTGAAGGCATTCCTGAGTTGGCAGATACGTTTCTGTTCAACTCGATGATGTTGTCTTCAACTGAAAGTGTCGTTGTGTTAATAGTTGTTGTTGTTCCATCAACTGTAAAGTTACCCGAAATTCTCATGTTGTTAGTAACAATAGTTTCACCTGTAGCAGTAAGTGTAAGATTACCAGAAGATGCAATTACTAAATTAGTACCATTACCTTCGATCTTCTCACCATCGTCACCAAACGTTAAACCAACGTTGGCTGGAATGTTAATATCAGTTGTCGCTGTCAAGTTGATGTCATTACCTGAGTTAAAAGTAAAGTCAGTACCATCTGATTCAATCTTCTCGTTGGCATCTGTGAAATGTAATCCAATGTTGGTCGGAATAACAATATCCGTTCCCGCTGATAAATTTAGTAAGTTACTTGAAGATATTGTCAAGTCCGTACCGTCACCCTCGATCTTCTCACCTGCATCACCAAACACTATTCCAATGTCATTGGCCATGTGTACATCTGTTACTGCCGCTAAATTGATTTTAGCACCTGAAATTGTTAAGTCTGTACCGTCACCTTCGATCTTTTCTGAAGCGCCACCAAATACAATTCCCACGTCATTTGGAATGTGTACATCTGATACTGCTGTAAGATTGATCTTAGCACCTGATGTTACTGTAAGGTCTGTGTTGTCACCCTCGATCTTCTCACCAGTACCGAATGTTACACCAACGTTTGCTGGTACTACTACGTCTGTTGTCGCTGTTAAATTAATTGTACCACCTGATGTTACTGTAAGGTCTGTGTTGTCACCCTCGATCTTCTCACCAGTACCAAATGTTATTCCAACGTCAGCAGGAATTACTACATCTGTTGTTGCCGACAATATGATCTGAGCCCCGGAAGTCACAGTCAAGTTTGTACTGTCACCCTCGATCTTCTCACCAGTACCAAAAGTTATTCCAACGTCAGCTGGTACAACGATGTCTGTTGTCGCTGTCAAGTTCAATGCGGCAGAAGAAGCGATAGTTAAGTTAGTTCCATCTCCTTCGATTTTTTCACCTGCATCGCCAAAAACTATTCCTTTGTCATTGGCCATGTGTACATCTGAAGCTGTTGCTAAATTGATTTTACCACCTGATGTGATTGTGAAATCAGTGTTGTTGGTTTCAATGTGTTCTCCACCATCACCAAAAACTAAACCTACTGCATTTGGAATGTGTACATCTGTCGTTGCTGTTAAATTAATTTTTGCACCGGAGTTTACTGTTAAATCAGTTCCATCTGATTCGATCTTTTCATTGGCATCTACAAATTGTAATCCTATATTGACCGGTATTACTACATCTGCTCCTGCGTTTAAGAGAATGTTTCCAGTTCCTTTTGGAGTGATGTTTATTGGAACGTTTGTTTCTCCACTTGATCCTATGATTGGACCGTTGCCTGATGCCGCGTTTGAAATTTCTAATTCATTAACTGCTGAACCTATTGTCTGGAAAATGATCTGTTCATTTCCACTTGCGTCTGCAATGAATCCTGCGTCTGCTATTTTTGGTGCTGTTAAAGTTTTGTTAGTTAATGTTAATGCCGCCGCCGCTTGGTCATCTACGTACTTCTTGTTGGACACGTCACCGTCAGCACTTGGTGCCGCGGTCGCTAGTCCTGTTATTTTATTGGTTGAAGCATTGAGTACGATATCTCCTACTTCCAGTCCGTTGTTTACTCTAAAATTTCGTGTTGTCATGGTTCCATATCTCCCGCATGATTGTTAATATTGCTTGTATTTATGTTGATTTGACCCTATTCCTCTGCTAGACAGCTTATTCTGTATGCATTGGCCACTGTTGAACCACCTGATGTGGACGAAATGGTCAGTTGGACAGTGTTGTCGGCTGTGCCGATGTAATCGCCAGCGAATTCCAACTGTGTGGTTTCCTTGGTTGAAACGTAAGGTCCTGCACTGACACCCGCCTCCCCTATGTCACCACACATGTACACTTCCTGTACACTGTACGCACCCTCTGAGGCATTCTTGCCCACAACATAGTACACTGCCGCAGTTACTTCGTCGAGATCGAAACTGTCAAACGCTGTGGCAGTTGAACTCACTGTGGTTGCACCGATTGTCTTCTGGTTGGCATTTGATACGGCTGTCATTGAATCTGATAGTAGAATTTTGTGTGTTTTCAATTTTAGGTTTGGCGTCAGTCCTGCCGCACTTAACACAACATTGGATCCGCTTATGGCCGCTGACAGCGTGATCATGTCATTGTTGCCGGTGTTGACTGTGCCGAACTGTGACACGAAAGCGTTGGTCCCGTCATGCACCACAAGTGCTTCTGTCACACCCGTCTCGGTCTTGGCGTCGTCATCGATCAGTATGGTGTACTTCGCGGCCCTGAATGAAGCGTGGGCGAATGTGTCTATGCTTTCTGAGGCAGAATCTACATCCGTGTTTGATGTTGTTACAGTGACACCTGATGTGGCATCGGCAGTGTTTGCTGTCGAGATTGGAATCTTGTAGAAACTGACTTTGCCATCTGCACTAGGTCCTGTTATTTTAACCCTGACCTGATCCGCCGCCATGTCCGCCGTTGTGGTAGGCAAAAGGTTTCCAGTGCCAGAAGAACCTCCCCTTGGACTGCCGACGAAAGCATTACTATTGTTGTGGCAAACCGTGAATACTGATCCACTTGTGTGGTCGTTTGTTAGATCGTTCAGTGCCATGAAGTACCATGCCATGTCGAATCCAGTTTCTTGGAAGTAGTCCACAGTCTTTGCCGAGGTGTTCACTTTCTTGTTGTTTTTGATGACAGCCCTTGAGTCATCTGATGCTGTTGTTGTTACTGTGTCAAAACTTAAAGTACCCGAACCGTCTGTAATCAGTGCCTGTCCCGCCGAACCATCTGACGTTGGCATCTTGAATGCCGTGCCGCCTGATGTAAGAATTAAGTTAGTTCCGTCTGATGAAACGGATTCATCGGCATCGTGTAACTGGATTGTTGGTGTTCCGCCGGAGTCGGTTACTAATATACCTGTGTCGTGTACATGGGTGATCGCGATCTCATCATCGGCACCAAATGATAGTATTGCTCCATCGTGTTGTAATTCTAAATCTTGTGTTAATGTTACATCTCCGTCTGACCCTATTGCAATAGCATCTGTGTCCGATGTATGTCCTATAGTTGTGCCATTAATGATTACATTATCAACAGTTAACGTAGTCAATGTTCCAAGAGAAGTGATGTTCGTTTGTGCGGCTCCTGTTACTGTGGCGGCGGTACCTGTTGCGTTACCTGTTAAAGCACCAACGAATACATCTGATGTGATGCTCGTTGCTCCTGTGACCACCCCTGCGTCAACTACTATCGTGCCGTCAAGCACTATCTGTTGTCCAGCTACCGGAGTGATTGTCAAATCAGTGCCTGCCGTACTTGTTATGGCATTTCCATTTAGATTAAGATTGTCCACCTGTAGTGCTGTCAATGTTCCTACACTGGTGATGTTCGTTTGTGCGGCGCCCGTTACTGTGGCCGCCGTTCCAGATGTGTTACCTGTCACGTTACCTGTCAAGGCACCTGCAAAGCCTGTAGCAGTTATTATACCTGTGCTTGGATTGTATGTCATGTTACCGTCGGCCTCAACGCCAAGGTTACCGGAGCCAGCGGCTCCCGCCGCAAATAGAATAACGTTACTTTCATTTGTACTTTCGTTATCAGAAATTGTGACAGTTGTTGCAACTGTGGCAACATCTGCTGTGCCTGTCACATTACCTGTTAGTGGTCCAGCGAAAGCATCTGAGGTCACTGTACCGGTAAAGAAAGCATCTTTAAATTCTAGACTTGATGTACCCAGGTCTATTTGATTATTTGTTACTGGAGCTAGTGCTCCATCACTGATTGTCAATCTCCCTGAACCACCTGTGGCTATCGTGATCACATCTGATCCTGAGAAAGTTATTGATGTGTTGGTGTCAGCATCACCGCTAATTGAATCTATTGATAAACTCCCAACGTTGGATATGTTTTGATCGTTGAAGTCCACAGTCCCTGTGACCACTAGGTTACCATCTATCTCAACGTTATCATTGATGTTAATTGTGCTGGAGTCTGCTGAACTTATCGTTGTGCCACGAACTGTTATTGCATCAAGTATGATGTTTCCAGTGCCTGATGTAGTTAATGTTAGATCTGCGTTTGTGGGTGCAACTAAATTTGTTATTGAGATGTCACCTTCTGCACCAAACTCTAGGCCGTTTCCTGCGCCGTTTACTTTGAGTACCTGTCCTGCAGATCCTACTGCTGTAAGACCCGTACCACCGTTCGCTACTGGAACTGATTCTCCCGTTTGGAATTCCGCCATCCCTGTGGCAACGTTCGAAGCATTAAAGACTACTCGTACCGGTGTTTTATCAGCCATAACTCAATTCTGTGCTCCGCCTACTTGAACTCACGGAATGCATTCATTTCCTTTGTATTGTAGGTATTTATTGCTAGAACTGGAATAATGTGATGCCGGACGCACCCGATGCCTCTAATGCCGTACCATTCGCTAGTGTGAAGGTCTGCCCAGCACCCGTGTACACAGGCACGTCCTCGACAGTGGCATTGAATTCCAGTTTCAAAGGAGCCGTGGTTGCTAGGATTTGTGTATCAGACAGTGATGTACTACCATCACTTAGGAATATTCCTACAGTTTGAACTGGTCGTATTGCTGTTCCGGTAGTCGCTCCGGTCAATGAAATTCCATTGGTTCCCACTTTCGAACCTGCTGGTAGTGTTGCACCCGAGGCCGCAATTTCTAGATTTCCTGAGCCATCTGATTTAATAGTCGCTCCGCCCAGGTCGATGGTCTCAGCGGCAACATATAGAGTTTGCCATCTTCTTGTTGCACTACCTAATTGGAAAACACCATCTTGAGTTGGAATTAGGTTGCCTGCTATTTCTATCCCCGGGCTTGAATCTTCTGTTGATAGTGTTGTGCCTGCTATCTTGATGCCTTCTATGACAACATTTCCGTTGCTTGAAGTCAAAGTTAAATCAGCATTGCTGGGTGCGGCAATTGTGGATCCCACGAATGAAAGGTCACCTATGGCCACGTTCGCTATCTCTGTGTCAACATATGCCTTTATTGACTGCTGTGTTGCTAATGCTGTGGCCGAATTTGAAGATAAGGTGTCCTCATCTAGTATTGTTGTTACACTTGCACCCGACCCTATTTTGAATGTGTCATTGATCAACACAATCCCTGTGCCTGATGTCTGCAAGGTCATGTCTGCGTTAGTCGGCGCAGTCAGTGTTGATCCTATACCGGAGAGATCACCTAGACTACCACCACCACCAACTGTGATACCACCTGCTGTTACACCGTCCCCTAGTCTAAGAGTTCCTGTGTCTACGTCTACTGCTAGATATCCGTCTTCTATGATGTGTGTTGCTAGGTTGTAGTCCTTGTAGGAACCTACTAGTTTTCTGAATGCCATGACCTACGCTCCTTATATCACGCCAGATAGTTTCTTCAGTAGTGATAGTTCTGTGTTTTCGTTGTTGGGTTGTTTCTTCTTCATCTCGGCAGGCACGCCTGGGTTCTCACCACCGGTTACTTCTGGTTGTGCAACTAGGGGGTCGTCTTGTCTTACTTCTTGGTCTGGTGCAGTCTCGTCAGCATCTTGTGTGATGTTATCGAACTGTGCTAGATCTTTACCTGCTTCTTGTTTCTTTAATTCTAATTCTTGTTGTAGTGGATATACCGATGCCACAGTGGTTGGATCATCTGAAGCCACCTTTCCCGGATTTTCTGGGTTGCCAGCTTTTGGTTCATCATCTGAGTCCGAAACTGTAACACCCTTGGCGCCAAACAACTGCTTCAGCAATTCTTCGTCTCCATCATCTGGCAGTGCTTTTATATTGATATCGATCTCTTTGAATCTCATCCTGTATCCTATGATGTTGCAACAGCACTATCGTCAACCACATAGTTCCATCTGTTGTTGGCTGTTTCGTAATAACAAAGTTTGTTTTTTGTGGATCCAGCACCGTCTGTGGTCAAGAATGCCACCATTCCGTTTGCTGGACTTGATGGTAGATTTGCGAATGCTACCGGTGTGAATGCTAGACCGTTCTTTAGCGTTACTACCTCAGCTCCTGGTTCTAGTGTGTATGCCCCCGATGTTCTAACTGTTTTTGCCATTTGCAACTATTTATGTCTAGATTGGGGGAGCGTGTAACTCCCCCATAAAAGAACGTGTTGGTTATTATCTAACGTCGATCGAGCCTGTACCTGAAACTGCACCTTCGTCAGTTCCTTCAGCACCTAGTGTGAATTTAACTGTACCCGAGGCACCTCCCGCTGTTACATAGTGTACAGTATTGTTGTAGAATTTCTCAACATATGCTACTGTTGAGTCATCTAGTATAACTTGTACACAGAACTCACCTAGTGAGCTGGCGTTGTCGTTAGCCAGTGTACCTGGAGCAACTGCTTTGAGCTGATAAACTGCTTCAGTTGAATCTTCCAAGTGGATCTTGAATAATTTAGATCCTCTCTGAGCCACGACGTAGGCTATTGTTGAATCAACTTTTGCACCTCCGAACGGTCTGTAAGCTGTTACGGCTAAATTTCCTGCTATACCAGTTCCACCGAATGCGTTAGCGTCTCCTGACATTTTACTTTTTTTTAAGGGTCTTCCCATTTGTTTTCTCCTTTAATAGGAGTCCATTCCTAGTTCTCCTAGGTACGCGGTTTAATCCGCATAAGTCTTTTACGAGACGTAAAAGCACGTTTGAACTGTGTGTATTTATATTTTGTTAAAAGTATTTAAATATGTCGATAAAGAGTGGCACAGTATAATCGCACCACTCCCTAAGATTAACGTATTTCTAGATCTATATTATTTTCTGCTGTAGATATGATATAGAATCCAAACTGCGACCAATCCGATCAAACCTTGATCAGAAAAGCCTT